TAAAGATGAGATTGAGGACATAATGATTGCTGTTAATTGACAGCACGACTACACCTGACAGTCAGTAAACCCCCTAAACGGACAGGTATTCACACTCATCAGGTTGCCATGAACACTTACCAAGTAATCTATCGGCTCAATGTCGATGAAGATAGTTACCACTTTATAAAAGCGGACGATGCCGAAGCTGCTGCATACAATGCGCTGGACTTCGTACAGATTCACAAATACAAATTATTAGATGTTAAGAGGATTAAATTCAGATGAAACGTAAGTATTTCCCAAATAATTGGCAATCTATCAAGGACACACCGGACAAGTTCTTTGTATCCATGCCGTATGAACAGTTAGAAGACTGGAAGATATATGGCTATGTGCTTCCTGATTCTATCTTTGCACTAGTTAGAACCAAGGACGAGGAGACGGGAAAGGTAGAGGAATTCTTCTACAACACACCGCACCATACAAAGAATCGCGTAAGTAAATCTATTAAAGAAAATAAAGAGATCTATTTATGCACTATGGAAGGAATGTACCACTTAAAACCTAATGAATTACCTATCGACTTTAACAATGACAATGAACAAGAGAACATTTGAGATTAGACAAGCGGAATTATTACGCGATGTAAACAAGCACCCTCATAAGAAGGAATTGCTTAACATTCTGTCACAACAAATGGCGGATGATTCTGTTACGATGAATACATATACCAAGGTGTAGCAAATTAAGCGATTAACCCTCAAGGTCTCAGACGGATTGCATATGAAGCTGAAGATACTAGCCGCAGCCCAAGGTTTGACCCTTGACGCATTGATGACAGAAGCAGCACAAATGTATATACAGCACAACAGTACATACATAAAAGACGTATTTACAGATAACTGATACCTAAATGTACATTGCATAAAGCATAATTACCTACTAACTTAACTCACATACCACTACCCTTCATTATGAAGATTTTTAGCAAAGGGGACTTCTATCTTGGCATGGACAAGGAGAAGTTCTGTGATTTTGATATACACATTGGTAGATTTGTGTTACAGTACACTTGTCCAGCAGGACAAACACAACCACCTTTAGACGATGGAACGCGGAGCAGACCCATGGAAGGATCAACTGACTGATAGTCAGATGCTTAAACTCTTCAAATGTATGAAGAAGTTTATGGTATTAGATCCTGAAATGCCCTTGCAGTTACAACTAACTTTCTTATACATCGCATCACATGATGGCTGTCATAAGCAAGCGATGGAAGCTGCATTGGGATATTCCAACGCTGCTGGTAGCAGGAATACTGACTACTTAGCAGAAATCCACCGTTACAAAGAAAAACCGGGGCTACATCTGATTAGCAAGGAGAGAGATCCTTCTAATCTGAGAAGGTATCAACTCGTCCTTACTAAACAAGGTAAAGCTTTGATTGATGACCTTAAAGAAACTCTTTATGACTAAATCTCTCACGTGGGGCGAATGTCGCGACCACACATTACGAACTCTTGATACTTGGAGAAATGGAGGAGGACGAGAGTCCGCCATCCTTTATTCAGGTTACTTTAGCGAATATCAAGGGGACGGCTTTCCAGTTCATAGGATTACAAAACCTTTAATGACTGAGTTATGCGTCCAGCTTGAGGAAGATAAAGGGATCAAGAATTCAACTATCAATCGATTTATATCTGCTGTTTCCGTAGTGTTAAAACATTGCAAGGACGAGCAGATGATTAAGTTCGATTTACCTACGCCATTCAAGCGTAGAAATGAAAAGAAAGGAAAGCAAAAACGTAAGTACTACACTAAAGATCAAGTCAAAGAGATGGAGCACATTGCAAGAAATGTAATGTGTAATGACAACTTAGCTGACCTCATTAAGTTTGCTGCTTTAACAGGTATGCGATTAGATGAGATCCTTAAGTTACCAGCTTGGAGAGTTGACTTAAATTTACGTTTAATAAATGTAGAGGACACTAAAGGTTATGACCCAAGAACTGTTCCAATACATCCTTCATTGTATCCCACACTCATCAAGCGTTGCGAAGAATGTTCCGACAAAGGACAACCAGACGTGAAAATTTTTGGTAACGATTGGGGTAAACATGACAATAGAAAAGCAAAAGCCGATGCCGTAAGGAATCAGTTTGAGAAAATATTGTTCAGATACATGAAGCTTCCTGATGATGGACGCTATGTTTTCCATTGCTTACGTCATACTTTTGCCACTTGGCATCTTGCTCAGGGTACGCCCCCATTAGAGTTGATGGCTATGCTAGGTCACAAAAACCTATCTACAACTCTGGAATATGCACATCCAACTTCCGAAGGTCAACGAGCAGCTCAAGATAAACTAGAATATTAAGTTCTAGTGAATCCGTAACTGCCGTAATATATCCATTTACTAGGATTTTAATGAGAATGTTAGGTGCGTCAGCTATAATAAATTCGGCCAAATCCATCTGGGAGTGTGGCGGAATTGGTAGACGCGCCGGACTTAAAAACCTCCTAACTTAAAATTCAGTATGGTATTCGCTCTTGGCTTCATAGCTGAGAGCTTTTTATTTGCAAGGGTTTTTTAATTATACACCTTAGCATACATCCATTTACAAGTTCCGTTGAACAAATATGCTTCCTGCCGATCTAGAAAGACAGGAGAGATTCGAGCGAAAACAAATAAGTGGTGGCTTAGAAAAGATCAGATCCAATACCAAGAAATTACTTGAACAGGATTACGCTTCGGCCACAGTTTTCGGTTCGGCTTCAATAGATACTCTCCTACCATTAATAGTTGAACAAATAAATGAAAAGAAAAAGAAAAGAAGAAAGGTAGCAGTAGGAGGAGCTGGTCATTTAATGGAATTGCTCCCTTACCTTGGTGCTTTAGATACTGAAGCTCAAGCTGCTATTACTGCGAAGGTAACATTTGACAAGGTGTTCTCCTTTAGAAAAGAGAATGGAAAGTTAGTCAAGATCGCACAAGCGGTAGGTCAAGCTTTAGAAGCTGAAGCCCAGATGCGATATTACGAGACAACAGCCCCGGGATTATTCAAGGTATTAAAAGAAAACTATTGGCATCAAGCCAAAGGTACTGAGTATAAGCGCAAGTCTATGCAAGTACTATTTGGTAAAGCTGATGTAGACCCATGGATACCATGGAATGCACAATTAAGAATTAAAACAGGGACATGGTTCCTTGATTGTTTTTGTGAATCATCGGGTTGGTTTGAGAAACTACGTATACACATTGGTAGAAAGACTGATAATTATTTAAAAACTACACCTGAATTTGATAAGCATAAAGAAGAAATCATACGTCTTACAGAATTATTTTCTCCTATTAGTTGGCCGATGCTAATTGAACCGAGAGATTGGAGTCAATTACATGATGGTGGTTACTACTTAAATGATGTCGCCAAGTGCCATGAAATGGTACGAAGGGGGGTCCCCCTACCTATACAGGGAGAAAAAACTTATGAGTTCCTGAACCTAATACAAAAGGTTAAATATCATTTAAATGATTTCATAGTAGAAGTAGCTGAGGAGTTAGAGGAGAGGGAGATAACAGTAGGAAAGTTTAGACCAGTACTACATCATCCTGAACCACCAAAACCTTTCGATATTGCTACAAACGACATCGCTCGTAAAGAGTGGAAGAAGAGAGCTGCGATAGCTAAGAACAAGAACGCTAACGAATGGCGGACTAGCTGTCGAACTCGTATGACAATGAATTGTGTACGAGAGTTTAAAGGTAAGGATTACTATATTCCTTGGTCTTTTGATTACAGGGGTAGAGCATATCCTATACCTAGCTTCCTTACACCTCAAGATACTGACTTTGGTAAGAGTTTATTAAACTTTGCTGAAGGAGATGAGATTACTGAGGATGGTAAGAAGTGGTTAGCTTTCCAAGTAGCGACAACCTTTGGTCTTGATAAAGCAACGTTAGACGAGAGACTAGCGTGGCCGAGTGCAAACTTAACACTCATCAAGCGGGTAGCTACAGATCCAATCAACAACATTGGAGACTGGGAAACAGTTGACGAACCTTGGCAATTCCTTGCAGCTTGCGAGGAGTACTACGCAGTAGTTATTCAAGGATCACGTACTATCACACGGTTGCCAGTAGCTACAGATGCAACTTGCTCTGGACTACAGGTACTGGCTGGTCTTGCGAGAGATAAGTCAACAGCTCAGATGGTAAACGTTATACCAAGTAAGACACCTCAAGATGCTTATAAATTAATTGCAGAAACAAGTGTAAAAGATATACCTGAAAGACTACGCCCTTACTGGGATAGGAAAAAAACCAAAAGGTGCGTTATGACAATACCTTATAACGCTAAACCTTTTAGTAACAGGCAATATATACGAGATGCTTTTAATGATATAGATATCGAGATTGAAAACGAAGAGCTAACACAAATAGTTAAAGCGGTTAGGGATGCCATGGAAGAGGTCGTCCCGGGACCGATGAAAGTAATGAGATGGATAGAAAAAGAAGTAGGTAATGCTGTTAAAAGAGGTGCCGAACAATTCGTATGGGTAACACCATCCGGCTTTCGAGTCACTCAGCGTTTAATGAAGATGAACACCAAGGTAATCGAACTACAACTGCTTGGTCGTACACGAATCAAAATAGCTGATGGCGAGTTAGGGGTTGATATACGACACCACAGAAACGCTACTGCTCCTAATCTAATTCATTCACTAGATGCAAGTCTGCTACATCTATCTGCTACACAATTTCATGCACCAATTAGTTTGATACATGATTCCGTTCTATGTAGAGCAACAGATATGACACATTTATCCCACCTAGTTAGAGATACATACATGCACCTGTTCGCAGGGCGTGACTTCCTAAAAGAATTTGCCCAAGCAATTGGAGCAGAATCTGAACCGCCGATTATTGGAGATATGGATTTTATATCCCAAGTAATTGATTCACCATATTTTTTCTGTTAATGCCAAAGAACATTCACATAACACCAAGTCCTGTAACCCTTGAAGGTTATCAGGCGATATTAAAGCCAAGTAAGTTTGGCTACTCACTTAAAGCCGTTGTTGGTAGTGATGTAGTTGAAGCACTTGAGAATGAAAGAGCTGACTGTCTTAAATGGGCAGAGTCAAAGCTAAAGAATCCAAAGAGATCAACCTTAAGACCTGAGCCATGGGAAGAAGTTGCCGAAGGAAAATTTGTTATCAAGTTTTCATGGGCTGAAGATAAAAGACCACCTGTTGTAGATACAGAAGGAACACCAATAACTAACATAGACACACCAGTTTATGAAGGTTCCAAAGTTAAGCTCGGCTTTCACCAAAAACCCTACATTCTGAGAGATGGCGTGACATATGGCACCTCATTGAAATTGTCCGGAGTGCAGATCGTTTCTATCCAGAGTGGAGCCGGCATTGATAGTGGAGACCTTGATGAAGATGGTGTAGCTGAATTGTTTGGTAAGACATCTGGCTTTAAAGCTGATGAACCAAACGTCACAGTAGATACAGCTCCATCTTCAGTAGAGGATGATGACTTCTAATGTTCAAATCAGGATTAGAGGAGAAAGTCTCTGATCTCTTATGCGAACTAGGTGTTGATTATGAATATGAGAGCGTAAGTTTTGCATATACTATTAAACATTTATATACACCTGACTTTATCCTTCCTAACGGCGTAGTCCTTGAAACCAAGGGCTACTGGCGTAGTGAAGACCGCCGCAAGGTACGTCAGGTTTTAAAAGAGAATCCAGAAATAGATTTACGTATGGTCTTTCAAAATCCATACAACACTATTTCTAAGAAATCAAAGACTACGTATGCACAATGGTGCAAACGATACAACATAAAATGGTGCGCTTTTCATGCGATACCGATTGATTGGCTTACATGACTGAAAGCGAATTTATAAGACACGAACCATGTAGTAACTGTGGCTCATCTGACGCTAATAGCGTGTACACAGATGGACACAGCTACTGCTTTGCTTGCCAAAAATATACACATGGCAACGATACATCCAACACTCATCAAATGCAGACAAATGTTCAATTCAAAGGATCAGCCCAAAGGTTGCAAAAACGAGGAATTAGTGAACAAACGTGTGAAAAATACAAGATCTATAGAGACGATGCACACTTACGCTTCCCTTATTTCGAC